GGGTCACGGCCTTGCTAACGATGTCGGTAGCGACCGCAGGATCACGCACCGTCGCCTGATTGGTCGTGTACGCGAAGAACTTGCCAGCGGCATCACCGGCAGCACCCAGAGCCAGCACGACAGCATCATCAGCACGAATCGATGTCTCGAACTCGTACCAGTAGAACCAGATGCCTTTGTTGATCGCGTCATTGAACGATTCGACCGGGGTGTCTTCCTCGATGCGCAGGTAGATGCGCAGGGTCTTGGGCTTCGGTACTGCGGAGAACCACGCCAGCGCCGCAGCGTATGGGTCGGAGGCGATGTTGAAGTGGGCGGCCACCTGCGATGGCGAGCCGTAGTCACGGAACGAGCCCTCAGCAAAGGTCGCGTCACTCGACGAATCGAAGTCGGCAAACACCATGCCCGCGCCGAAGTTGGAAGTCCCAAGCCCGGCTGAGTTGATCAGCGTGGTGATGTTGATGATGCTTTCAGCCGGATAAGCCATTTACTTCCCCTTGCGCAGTGGCGCCAGATTGTTCGGTTTGCGCGGAGAACCCCGCGCGATAGATCCGCTGGACGCGGTCCTCGGCGACGGATTCGCCATACAGGTACAGGGTGAGCTGCGATCGCTCTTCCATGGCCGCTTGGTAGAGGCCGGTGAGGTTGTTGATCGGTGATACGCGGGACCAGCCCAGCTTTGCGGTTCGCAAGAGGGCCTTTATCGGCTCGCGCTTATTCGCCTCGCAGATCGCCGCGGCGTAACCCATCGCGCCAGAGCGGTAGAAGTTGATGCTGAATCCCAGCGTGAACTGGGTGGCGACCTTGGCGATGATGTCCGTGTATTGCGGGTCATCCTCGGCCGGCACGCTGCGCTGCGTGTTCAGCGCCTGGCCGAACTGCTCGGGATTCTGTAGTCGCACGGCGCAGTAGCTGCCAGTGGGAGCCCCGACGCCTGGGTCGCCGATGATGACTTTGTTGGCCGCCAGCCCGGTCGCCGCGACGACAATCCGGCACACCGCCTTGGATAGCGCTTTTTCGTCAAGCATCGGTGTGCGCCTCCAGACTGGCGATCTCGGCCGGGTCCAGCTTGGCCACCACGGCGCGGCAGAAGTTGTGCCAGGGCCTGAAGTCGGTCGCGATGGACTTCCACCAGGTGGCCGGCTTGTCTGGCGTCTCGGCAAACACCAGGATGTCGGCGAGCTTGCCCGGGGTAGAAACCTCGATGCCCTTGCCGTCATTGCGATGGATCACCCGCACGTCGTTGATGCGCTCGGCGCCGATCTGCAGGAATTCGATTTCCTTGTCGCTGACCGGCTGCACGTTCGCGTTGAAGCTGTCGGTGTAGCTCAGGGCCAGGGCCGGCTCGAAGTCGACGATCTCGCTGGTGTAGCGATTCAGGACAACACCCGGGTGCGTCACGAAGGGGCCGCTGACATGGCCGCGCATGTTCAAGCCCATCACAAGCCCTCTTCGATTGGGTCGCCTGCCTCGGCGATGACGTAGCGAATGGATTGGCGGAAGGCGCCGGTATCGATCAGAGGGTTGTCGGAGCCCTTGGCAGCAATCGTCGATGCGGCGTTGGGCGGCTCCTTCAGGTCGGTGATTTCCTGCTTGATGTGTCCCTCGGCGAGCTGCCCCATCTGCTCGAGCAGGATGTGCATGGTCATTTCGCCGCTGAGCACCTTGGGAATCATCACCTCGGCCAATCGCAGGTATTGCGGAGCGCCTTTCTCGATGGCCGGGCCCAGCACGGGGCGCGCAGGGATCTTGCCGTCAGCAGAGCCGAAGTTGTTGACCGCCGCGATAGTCGCCAGGGTCAGCCCGTCTTCGTAAGTGCCGGCGCCTTTCGGAACGCCGGCCAGAACGCGAGCATCACCTTCCAGCTTCTTGGCCAGATCCCTCATCGCCTGCTCGACCTGCTGCTTGCCGATCAAGCTCACGTCCGGCCTGATCATACGCAGACCGCGCCCATGCCGGCCCGTCCTCGTAGGTGCAGGTACTCAACGCCGTATGGGGTCAGGGCCAGAGCCGCCTCCCACGTCGTCAGGCTAGCGTTCGCCGACGGGATGGCGTAGGACACCGATTCATCACGTACGCCCTTGCTGGCCACCGCGTAGGGTGTCGAGGCGCTGCCGTCTGCCGTGGTGGCGTCGGTGGTCGCCGTGTTCCATGTCAGGTAATGCGCCGCCAGTGCGAACCAGCCGCGCTGCAGGAGCGAATAGGACTTGTAGTCGCCCCATCGACAAGCATCCAGCTCGCCGCGTGCGATATACAGCGCCTTGGTGATCTTTGCGTCAGACCAGGTGGCACTGTCGGAAAATTCTTCGTAGAACGCTCGGAAGTCAGCAATGATCGCCGGCGTCACTTCAACGGTCAGTTCAGCCACGGTTGCAACCTCTGAGTTAATCGGGATCAGGAAGCAGCCATCTCGGCACCCAGAACGCACAAGGCAATTCCTGCGGCCTCGCTTGACGCGCTGATTTCCTTGATCTGCTTGTATGCGGCCTCGTACTGCTCGCGGCCTGCTGGTGGAAGCTCGGAAACGAGCCCCTTCAGCATCAGAACGATCTGCTGCTCTTCGGTCATGGCTAATTCCTTGAAAGGGGAAACAACAGCCCCGCACTGGGCGGGGCTATCGGTGTTACTTGGCTTTTGAATCAGGCTTTGCCGCCTGCTCGATCTTCAGCCATTTAGCCTTGACGAACAGGCTGTCTTTCAGCTCTTCAGCGGCCTTGTCGTCGAAGTCCTCGATCACTTCGCCTGGCTGGATCGTCAGATCCGCCAGTACCAGCGGGTGAACGCTGGAATTGGTCAGAGTTGCCATGAAGCCTCCTTAGATACCGTCGACGTACAGGTGGGATGCCGGTACGCGCAGCTCGGTACCAGCGGTGCGAACCACGCCTGCTGCCTCGAACACCAGGCCGCCATGCGCGGGGATCGGCGCATTCAGGGTGTAAGGCATTGGCAGGTGGAACTTGGCGAACTGCGGATTCTTGGTGTAGATCATCATGCGGTTACCGCCACCAGCACCGGCGGTTGCCGCCTGCAGGATTGGCTCGATGGTGATCTTCAGCACGCGCTCCAGGTAGCTCACCAGGGTTTCCGAAGTGTTCGGAATCCGGAAGGTGGTCAGCAGGCCGTATTCGGTCAGCGGCAGCAGGATGTGAGTCGGGCGGAAAATCGAGTTGGTCTGAGTGCTGTAAACACGCAGGATCGCGTTGTTCAGCAGGGTCAGGATCTCGTTTGCCGCGGTCTCACCGCCACCGGCCAGGATGGCAGCGATGGTCTTGTTCGCGCCGCCGAGCAGGGTGCCGGTAGCTACGACAGGAACGCCCGGGTATTTCAGCAGGCCGCCAGTGGCCAGCGAAGGCCAGCGAGCATCACCGACCATTGCCACACGATCCAACCATTGCTCGGTCAGGGTGCGGACAGCGATTGGCTTCTCGGCCAGGTAATTGATGGCACCGCCGAAACCGGTGGCGTTCGCCATTTCCTGAGCCTTGCCCACTTCGATTTGGGTGTACTTGTAACCCAGGCCGCCCTGGATCACGTCCACGCCACCGACCTTGGCTGCGATCTCAGCCAGAGGGAAGTCATGGGAGGTATCACCGATTGGCGCCGGCTCGCCCTTGTAGTCGAGCACCTTGAAGGCGATCGATTCAACGTAGTCCGGGGCGGAAGTGTCCACGGTCAGGATCGAAGGGTATTTGATATCTGGGTACGGCTGGCGCAGGACTTCCTGTTCAACGTAGGTCAGTTGACCAATCAGGAAACCCAGTTGCGCCTGGGGGGAAGCGTCGAAAGTTCGCATTGGTCAGTCCTTAAGCAGCGAGAGTGGTGGTTGCGACAGCCTTGACCTGAACCAGTACCAGCTCGCCAGCGGCGGCGGCAGTCAGGAAGGTGCAGCCGACCAATTCATGGTTGCCAGCGGTGGCGGCGTTGGTGATCTCGCCGGTGGTTGGCAGGGCGTAGACCTTGGCGCCCTTGACGGCACCGGCCAGGGTCTTGACCCAGATGCGGCCATGCGAGAGCAGGCTGACTTCTTCGCCTGCGCGGTAGCCGCCGACGGCGTTGCCGCTGTCGGACACTTGACCGGTCAGGTAGCTGCCGCTCACGCCAACAGGCTTGCGCACCGAGATGCCGAGGAAGAAGCCGGCACCGGCGGCAGGCAGCTTGCCCGAGCGGTCTGCGGTGTCAGAGACAACGACGCGACCGAACGGAATGGCGACCGAGCCGACGGCGGTAGTGACGTCCGCCATAGACAGGTCATTGATCTGGCCTTCGTAGGCCTTGCCGGCGTACTGGCCGAAGGTATCAATTGCAGTGCCCATTATTTGCCACCTCGCAGGAATGTGTTGTAAGCGTCGGTACCGTCCTGCGTCGGCTTCAGGCCGCGCTTTGCTGCGTCCTCGGCGAAGCGCTTCAGGCTGTCATTGGTCTTCGTCGAGTCGTCGTCATCGTCTTCGTCCTTGGTCTCCTCTGCTTCATCAGCAGCGGCGTCGAAGGCGGCCAGCACGTAGGCCTCGGACTTGGTTGCCCAGTCACGGGTTGGCTTGAGCTGCGCCATTGCGGCGCGCTTGATTTCGAGCGGGGACACCAGGCCCTTCGCGTCGAACGACTTCACGACACGGCCCGCCAGAGCGATGGTGTCGAGGGTAGCCTTCACGCGAGCGCCGATAGCGACGTCAGAAGTTTCCTTCCTGGCCTCTTCCAGCTTCTCTTCGGCTTCGTCCTTGGTGGCTTCGGCCTTGTCTGCGCGTTCCGACTCTTCATCAGCGAACTTCTGAAGGGCTGCAACGGCGTCTTCGACTACCAGAGCAACCTCTTCGTCTACTGTGATGGAGCGGCTTTTCTTGGAGTCTAAAAAGACTTTCCGTTGTGCCATTGGTACACCTTTCGGTTTGTGGTCAAAAATGCGGGCGACCTTGCCGCCTCGCGCTGCTTCTACAACGGCGACGTGGTTGATCTGAATGTCACGCTGCTCGTATTCGTAGGCGGTGCCGTCCGGAGCGACCCCGGGGGCGTAGACGTACTCGGCCAGGTAGCCTGGGGAAAGCTCAGCCTTTCCTGACTGAACGTCATCGATGGCGGTCTGATCCTTGATGATCAGGTCGACCTCGACGTTATCGCCTTGTTGCTCAGCGCCTCGGACGTGCCCGGATGACACCTCCTTGAACGTCTCGGATGAAACCAAATCATCCGGGTGGTCGTTGGTCACGTCCTTGTCGGCGTAGGTCGCCATGGACGCAGGGGCGAACACCTCTTCGGGGGACCGGTAGACGTTGACGATCCGCTCGGGGCCGTCGAGGTCCAGCTCGCTGGACAGGTACTGATACACCCCCGTGCGCGCTGCAACCCCTTTCACGCAGAGGAAACCCTCGGGCGTGAGTGTTCGCGACGTAGGCTTGAAGGCCTCGTCGATGGTCATTTTCTTCATGGGTTACCCGTTCTTGTCGGGGAAATAGTTCACGCCGGGGATCATGGCGATGCCGACGCAGCGGCAGAGCGGGTGGTGCTTGCCCGGGTGCAGATTGGTCACACCCTTCCAGGTCGCGCCCTCCGCCACCTTGTAAACCCCCGGCCCGTAGCCAATGTCTTGCCGCGCAATCCCCCAGCAGCTGATCTTCGCGTTGGGGTACTTGCCGGATGGGTTGCCGGATACCCGCACGTCGTCAGCATCCTGGACCTTGTAGTGCACGATCCCGGCTGCGGTCTGGCGCTGCCGGGTCAGGTCTGAATTGAGCTGTGACACCTGGTCGCGCGCAATCAGCTTTGCCCGGCGCGCACTGGCACCCGTCTCTTCCTGAATCTGCTTGGCGATGGTGGTAGGCGCGAGGCCGTCCTTCATGCCGCCCAGAACAATCGTCTCGACCTTTTTGAAGTAGTCGGCCGGGATGGACTTGATCAGGTTGACGTTCTCGGCCGTGGAGGCTTCCAGATAATCCGTCATGCCCTTGGGCTTGGTGATCATCTGGAAGTCGATGCCCACGGCCTTGTTGATCGAGTCGCGGAAATTTTCGGCGTTATCGGCCTCAGCACGACTGATGGTCGTAGCTGCCACCCGCTGGATCTGCGCCTCAAACAGTGGAGAGGTGAAGCGCTGGGACACGCTGCGAATCGACTTTAAGATCTCGTCGGTCCAGCTGCCATCGAGCGTCACGCGGCTGTCTGCGATGTAGGCAGGCTTCAGCCGCTTCAATGCCGGCTCAAGCGAGGCGATCAGTTCGGAAGCCATCGCCCTGACCAATGCACGCAGCTGGCCGAGGTAGTAGCGCTCAGCCTCCTTGCTGGGCATCACCGGTTTAGGCGCTTTCGGCTTTTTCCGGCGTTTTTCCATCAGCGCCTGGTTCGTCGCCGTCAGTTTCGCCAAGGGAGAAACCGGGGAGGTCTTTGCCGTCGTCGCCAAGGCCATTGTCCTGATCCTTCTCCAGCTGCTCTTGAGTCTTGATCTGCTCATCGGTGATGGCGTAGGTGCCTTTCGACTGTGCGCGGCGCATGGCATGGCTTGGGCGAATCACACCGCTCTCGATGTTCATCGAATCCGCCTGGGCGTCGGCAAGGTCTTCCTGAGCCTGCTCATTGCCCGAAGGCAGTGACAGCGGATTCCACTCGAACTCAATGCCTTCCGGGTACGAGCCGAGCGCCGAGCGGATCAGCACCTGGTCAAGCGCCTCAAGGTCCAGACGCATCTGACCGTCCTGCTTGCCCTTGATGGTGCCGTGATAGGTCTTCAGGTCGCCTTCACCGGTAGAGCTGAGGCCTGCTGCTGATTGGCCCCACAACTCGGTCACCGGCATCTCGGCGGCGCCTGCCGTCCACACCATCATCTGCTCCATGATCTGGCTGAGGCCGGAGAAGGCGATGCTCTTGCGGTCGTACGTTTCATTGTCCTGATCGAGCAGGCCCAAGTTAATGATCGACTTGAGCATGCCGAACATGCGGTAGCGATTGGTGATCTGATCGCTCTGTGCGCTGGCCAGGGCCGATTGCAGGCCCTTCACGCTGATGGTGTCGACGTTGGCTTCCAGTACCAGGGAGGCGATACCGCCCTTGGTGGCCACCACGTCGCGCAGGTCAGACATACAGCGGCGCAGGCGACTGTCACCCCACCCCTGTTCGAACATGCGCATGCGGCGCGGCAGGCGGGCCCCAGTGCGGCGGACGATGTGGCTGTAGTGAATCTTCTGGGTGCCGTTAACCATCATGTAGTACTCGGGCATCATCCAGTTCGGCTTGAGCGGGTCGGTCAGGTTGAATTCAATCGGCTGGATGTCCCAGCGATCGAGCACAACCAAATTCTTCAGGCCACCATTCTTGACCTTGTCCAGGTCGAGCGGCTTGCTCAGGTCCTGGCCGGTAACCATCAGCAGCGCTGCACCACCGTACAGATCAGCCCAGCAGCAGGTGTCGAGGTAGGCTTGCTGCACACCCAGGCGGCGCTCTTCGGATTCGATCTGCTTGGACTGCTTGCCGCTGAACTTGCGCCACTCACGCAGCGCGTCTTCGTTCGGCTTGTCCACGATGCGGCGGGCGATCCAGTTGGACTGATACGCAGCTTCCAGCTCGAACTGGTTTACGAACTCGAAGCCGAAAGAGTTGTGCGTGCGCTTGTCTCGACCGGTCCCGAGATTGGCTACCAGGTTCGAGAGGCTGTCAGTCGTGACTACCCCGCCCGAATGCACCTGAATTCGTGGTTTTGACTCGGTCATGATTTGATCCTATTCCGCGACACGTTTTCGCGATGCTTGTTTTGTGTCGCGGGATTGGTTACTTGACCAGCTTCGGCTGAAGGACCACGCGAGCGATCATCACAAACAGCCCCAGGACGCCATATGCCACAGGTGGCAGCACGGCCTGAAGTTGCGGCATCAGCTGCTCGGCGATACCCAGGGCAGCAATGGCACCGCCCGCCTGAACGCTGGTCATGCTCAGTGCTTGTTTCCAGTTGTCGATGAGTTGCATGGGTCACTCCTGCCGCTTGGGCAATTTGAAGTCGGTGAATCGGTCAGCCAGGGCGGCAACCTTCTTCACACCGAGGGTGCCAATGCAGGCGCCGACGGCAGCTGCGAGGCTCGAGGGGAGGTTGAAGTATTCGAGCAGCGGGAATGCCCCGGCTGTGATCGCACCACACAGGCAGGACTCAAGCAGGGCCTGTCGCCTTCCCCCGCCGCCGTAGATGACGCGCAAGAACGCGATCCAGCACGACAGGGCCGCGGCATAGAACATCGGGGCGTGCTGGCTGAGCCAGGCCATGACGATGAGCCAGGTTTCTGGGTTCTTCTCTGGCATATGTGACATCCAGCGTCCTCCCTTGCGGGGAGCGAGAATAGGTCCGGCACTCCCCGCCTCTCTCATCCGCTCGGAGCAAGGACGATGGCGTGGGTGCCAGATACGAAAAGGCCCCTGCGGATGCAGAGGCCTGAATGAGGCCCTCTGCGGCGCGACGAGCTACCGCGCTGAGGGCATGGGAAGAAACTGGAGACGCAAAAAACCCCGCTCAAGGCGGGGTTTGTTTGTTTTGCGGGTGAATGCTTATATCGCCTGCTGGCTGTCAGCGATGAAGACCACATACCCCGCGTGAATCGTCTGAGAATCACCATTCTTGATGACGACGTAGGACAAATCTTCGGCGGTATCAGGATCATCGTGCATGTCGCGCCATGCATCCTTCAAATCGCGCCAGTCGGCTACCGTTACCCGCTGCTTTTCAAAGATGGCAAGCATCTCCCAACGGTCAATCCTCACCACGCCCTCATGCCAAAGCTGATCGAGTTTATGGCGTAGCTGGTGTTTATGCGCTTGGTTCATTCAAAAATCCCCCATCGATATCGCGAAATTGCGATTTGAGGGATAGCATCACACCAGAATGTAATTCGTGCAATATTTTTATAATATTTTTTATATCTTGGTAAATTTTATTGAATCTCAAAACCCTAACGCGTCACATAAAAAAACCCAGCTATTCGGCCGGGCTTTTCGTTGTCACCTTCTACGTGCGCAGGGATGACAGGATGGGTGAATATTGGCTCATTGGCTCAATGCCAGTCAAGCAACTTCTGACATCACAAGACCTTCATGCTCAAGTAAGTGCTGAACCTCCATCAGAGCTATATCCACACTGCTCTCCAGCGCTTTGCGAATGTCCCGTCGCCACCGCTCCTGCGTCTTGATCGGGTGCGGCTCATTCGACCAATTGTCCATCTCGTACCACCCGGCTGGCAGCACGTTGGTCGAGCGCTTTCCGTCCGTGCCTGGCAGTTTCGGTAGCGCCCAGGTGACGACGGCGCAATGCAGGAACCGTTCAGGCGCTGGCGACCGCATAACCTTCGTCAGCTCGGCAATGGCGGCGTGCTTGCGCTCGGTGTGCGTCGAGAACTTTGCCACCAACACGCGCCAGTGCGCAGCCGACAGCGACTTATGCAGGCGGCCGAACACCCAGCAGTCAGTCAGGAATGCAGCCTCCTTGCCGACGATCTCTCCCTTCTGCTTGGCGCATTGCACCTTGGGTTCGAAGTCGCACCCGCCGGCAGAGTTGATGGTTTCGGCGGCCAGCGCCCGAACTACTGCGGATACCACGTTGCGATAGGTCATGCTGCTGCTCCCTTCAATTCTTTGGTCAGTGCCCGGTAGTCGGCCTTGATAGTCTTGATCTCGTCGACGGTGTACTTGCGGGCCGAATGAGGCCCTTCCAGCCAATCCACCTTGTCGGCGCCGATGCGCTTCACCAACCGGATGCGGTACTCGACCGCGTTACCGGACAGGTTCCGATTGCACTTCACGCACTGGCGGTGGATGTTCAGCGGCTCGAAGCGCAGTTCTGGACAGGCGCCTACAGAACGGTAATGTCCCGCGTCCCAGCGGCTGCCCGTGATCAGGTCGTGATCGCTGGGCGTGGAGTCGCAGCTGATGCATGGCAAGTGCGCGTCACGCAGGCGGACAAACTCGTTCACCGCTGCCTGGGCCTCGCGCAAGTGATCCGCCCTGCTCTTCAGCTTCTCCTTGCGGACCTTGATTTCCTGGCGCTCGATCTGGGCGAGCGACTTGCGTGCCTTCTCCTGGTTAACGTCCTTGATGGCCAGGCCGCACTTTGGGCTGCACACGGCCTGACCCAGGCGCTGCGGCGGGAAGCTGATGCCGCAGGCCGGGTTCTTGCACTTCTTCGGTCGAGGCTGTTTGGCTGGAAGACTCATGCAGCCACCTCGCCCAACAGATCCGTGAACACCACGCCGCGCGCCGTGAAGTCGGCAACGATGCGATCGGTGTAGGCGATGCCCTGGGCACGACTGAACAAACGGGTTACCGGGAATCCGTCGGGGCCGAACAGCGAGCACCCTCCCATCATCTCGAGCTTTTGCCCGTAGCTCAGGTGACGCATGGTCTGGTACCAGGCCGTACGGAAATCGTCGTCCTCGTTCACCAGGATCTGGACCCCGAAGTGCAACTTGCAGTAGCGGCGGGCGTCCTCCACGTCGCCGATCTGCGTCATCGCCGCGATGCGCTGGTAGAACTTGAACCACAGGGCGTTCTGGTCAAGCGTGCGGTCCTTGCCCGGGCGCAGCGACACGACGACGAACTTCTTGTCGCGGTACATGGTGGTGAGGCTGGTGATGGCCTCAGAAAGCTTGGCCTGGCTGTTTACGCTGATCTTGTCAGTCATGACGTCACCGCCATTGTGATCAGGACGCAGAACACGCCGATGGAGAAACCAGCCATGGTGCAGACCAGCGTAATCTTGGATTGGGTAACCATCAGGAAGCCTCCTTGCCGCGCTGCGGCTCGCGCTTGATGTTCAGTCGTGCCAGCAGCTGCGCCCGTGCCGCGCCGCCGGTGGATGGAATGCCTTGAACGTCCAGCAGCCGAGCCTGACGCTGATTGGCAAATTCCTCGGCCAGTTCCAGCTCGGTCCTCTGGCCGTCGTGGCCGATGCCAATGGCGATGTCCTCGAGCGGAAGCCCGGCAACCAAACGGCGAATGGTGATTTCGTAGGCCCGGTCGAACACCTCGCTGGCCTTCTCCGGGATCAGGTCGCCGAGGTTGTGCATCTCGCATTGCAGCGCGGCGTGGCGAACGGCCGGATGGGACCAGGTACGATCGCCAAACCTGCTTGGGTGGGAATTTTCCAGCGCCTCGCGAAATGCCTTGTCGTGAGGCGGGATGCCCAGCATTTCCGGGGTCGGCTGGCAAAGCTTGATGAATCTGCCCACGCTCGGCATGAAGTCCGTGCCCAGCGAGCGGCAGCGCTCAACGCCGAATCGGATCTGCTCGAGCTGGGTGATCCCCTCGACGATGAACGCCTTGATCCAGCTGCGCTTGGCGGAATCCAGCGCGTCATCGGTCGGCCAAGCCTGTTTCCAGGCCGGGAAGATTGCCTGCAGCTCCTTGAACAAGGCGTTGACGACATCGATCGTTCCTGGCGGCAGGGTCTTGGGCATGACCGGCATCGCCGGCGGCTGGTAATTGCCGACAGCTGCGCGCGGGTCAGTGGTCGCACCGGTGACCTTCATGAGTTGAGCCGCGCTCCTTGGCGGCTTCGGTTTGTTCACAGACCACCGTCCAGGTTCTCAGCCCAGGCCCGATTATCGAAGTCGGGGCCATTGGCCTGACGACGAGGCGGGAACTGGTGAACATTGTTCGCAGCGGGCGCCGGCTCAGGCACTTCGTCTTCCCAGCGCTTGCCATTGAGCCAGGTCGACGGGTGCGGGATGAACTGGCCGCCGTCCTTGGTCCATTCGGTGGTTACGCACTGCGCGCCCAATGCCTCAACCATCACATCGAAGAGCTCGTTGGTCAGGATGAGCTTGTCCCACGCCTTGCGTGCAGCCTCCTTGCCGACCTTGCGGGGATACAGCGACCAGAACCGGGCGAACAGCTCAGCCGAATCGACTGCATCATCGCCAGAAGGCTTTTGTTCTTTCTCTTCTCTTCTCTTCTCTTCTCTGGTCCGCAATTTGTCCGCATCACTAGCGGACACATTGCGGACGTTTTTCGTCTTTCTGTCGTTCCGCTTGCGCTCGTTATCGTTGGCGCGGCGCTTTGCACTTGCCCCGTTATGTTCGTCAAAGCGAGGCATTACAAGGCCCTCATCCTCCATGCAGGCCCACTCAACGTCGATCATGGCCTGCGTGAAACCCGGCCACCCGACAACAGCATCCATCGCATCAGTGGTGTAGCCAACGAGCACACCGTCATCGCAATGAGTGTCAAAAGTGCTCCAGGCGACATGCAGTCCACCAATGATCCGCAGCCTGTCCGCTTTCAATGCGGACACCATGCGGAAAACTTTCGGATGGGTTTGAAGTTCGATGCGCATTTTGATCCAGTCTCCGGCCATTACTTGCTGCCTTTGCCGATCAGGTCGGCCAATTCGAGGAAACGATCGACGTACCAATGAGGCTGCGTCTCGCGGGGGCATTGCGGGCTGGTGAGGTTCTTGCCGTACTTGAGGCCTTTCTCGGTAACGGACCAAAAGTCGACCATTTCCTGCTTAGAGTTCTTGCGCTGCATGGTCTTGAGGAAACCATGAGCAGCCAGGGCACGGTTGAAGCCGGGCGCAGTGCTGCTGATGCCGTTATTTTTGATCAGGGCGGTGACGGCCTTGGTCGGCATGGAAGACCCGCCTGAGGCATCAGTGGCGGCGTCTACGGCGTAGCCGGGCAGGAACTTGGCGTCGAGCCCGTTGTTGGCAGCGATCTGGGCCAGCATCATCATCTTGCTGGACGGCGCAGGCTTCAGCAGGCGGTCGAAGCACTCCAGGATGGCCAGCTCGCCGACGATCTTGGAGTTGTTGGTTGGTTGCGGCGCCATGTCAGCGACAACGCGCTCCAGCGACTGCCAGCGATCTACCAGCTTGGAGGTGAACTCGGGGGATAGTTGAGCGACGATGACGTAGCTGTCTCGCTCACACACGTTGTAGATGCGAGTAGCACGGGGGCGGTCCAGTTTGTCTCTGGACCATTCGTCCTCAGATTGAGGTTGGACCAACCCGCTTGCAGCCAGGTCTTCGATGGTGCGCTTCACGTTGTCGTGACGCTTGCCGGTAACACTGGCGATCTCGCGGGAGGACATCGTAGTGCGCGACACGTTTTGCGATTGAAGAAAATGTGTCGCGGACTTTTTCAGGCCCTGTACATCATTGTTCGAGGTATGCATAATCTGTCTCGCAAAGTTATTCGCAGAACACAACTGAAAAAGCCGACCTAGTCCGTCGGTTTTTTTGTGTCTGCGATTTGGGGTCAAACACTTTTCAGGGCCTCATCAGCCCGACTTTTGGGGTGGGAATAGGGTCGCCTGAATGGCTGAACCGTCCCCGTCATCGTCTTGGGTCTCGTCCTGGTAACGATGAGCTTTTCAATCCTCTCCTTAGCCAGCTGCTCGATCGGGATGCCGAGCATGGTGGCGACCTCGTCAAGAAATTTGATGTCATCTACGTCCGCGATCTGCCGCAAAAACAGCTCGCTCTGGTTCTCAGGCATAAAGCCTCCATTGGGGGCCTTCAGGCGATGTCTTGAATCCGGGTAAGCTCATCCCTCATCTGCTGAATGGCAGCTTTCAGAATTTCACGGGCCAACACGGCTTTTTGAGTGCCGTGGATCTTTGCAAGCGAACGCAGGTACTCGTCGTACTCATCGCTAAGACGAACCTTGGTTTCGTTGTGATTTAGGTGTTTTGGGTCTTCGTACATTTGTTGCTCCTTGCTGCACTGGAAATTTATTTAGGCTGCGGATCTTTTTTCAGGCGCTTGCGAGGGAAAGGGCCGGACTTCTTCGGCGGTATAACTGCCGTCGAGTTGTTCAGTGACGTAGATGTCGCGTCCGACGCGAATCGCCTTGCTAAGCCCGCCCTGGGTCATTCCGAGCAGCCGGGCCGCCTCTGCCTGCCCTTTATCAATTGCGAATTGTTTGATGTGTATCCGGCTCATGGGATGCCTCCACGGGTTCTAATGACCAAATATTACCTTTGGCATTTTTAAAAGTAAATACCTATGGCATTTGTTGCATTATTACCGGAAGGAATAACATTTGGAGATGAGCAAAAAACCTTTATCGCCAGACAGAAAAGAGGAATGCCTTCGATTGAAGGCAATCTTTAACTCACGCAAATCAGAACTGGGCTTGACCCAGGAGAAGCTCGCGCACGCTTTGGAAATGAACCAGAGCTCCGTCAGCCACTACCTGAACGGCGTGAATCCACTGAACGCTCATGTCGCAGCGGCTTTCGCTCGAATCCTGGGCGTTGAGGTTTCGGCCTTCAGTGAGCGCCTGGCAGAAGAGATAGCAACAATGGCCGGGGCAGCGCCCGCCCGGTCAGATTTGACTAACGCAGTACTGCTAGGCCCCCTCGACGTATGGGACGATGAGACTCCGCTCGATGATGATGAGGTGTATGTGCCGTTCCTCAAGGAAGTTGAGCTATCCGCAGGTAGCGGACGCAGTGCAATTCAGGTTTCACCGAAACAAAAACTTCGATTTGGCAAGATCACACTGAGGCGCCAAGGGGTTCAACCTTCAGAAGCCGTATGCGTGACCGTCAGCGGCAACAGCATGCAGCCCGTACTTCCAGACGGAAGCACCGTAGGTGTGGACAAGGGCACCACCTCTATAAGCGATGGGAAAATGTACGCGATTGACCATGCCGGGCAGCTCCGGGTGAAGACGCTCTACAGGCTGCCTGGTGGTGGCGTGAGAATGCGCAGCTTCAATCGGGAAGAGCATCCGGATGAGGAATACACCGCGCAGGAAATGGCTGATGCCGGGATCGAGATCCTCGGCCGCGTCTTCTGGTCTTCGGTGCTCTGGTGACCGAAGCCCATGGCGATGCTATCGAAATGCGCTCAGCATTCGAGGCCGCAGGTGTCTTTGATTGCGCAGAAAGCGACGTATCTAATCGCCTTTTATACGAAGACAAAGTAGCGATCCTGAGCGCCGTGGAAAAACACGGAAGACATGCTCTGGCCAATATAACAAAGGGAGATTCTACTTTTTACAGCAGGGAAACGAAGTCGGTATCAGGGCCTGATGCCGACTTCCTGCGCGAAGTATTTCTCGGCCAGGATCCCATCGATGCAGGAAAACTGCTTCGCTATACCGGCCCCGACAAGATCCTCCTATTCCCTTCCGAAAAGGCATTTCAGGAACGCGGGGTCATGGTTATTGACTCCTACTCCCCCTTTAAGGATCGAGCCGCCTATCAGCCGCCATACAAGGATGATGTGGTAACTGGGCATCAATTCTGTGCTACCGCTCAACAACGAATTCCAGCGCGCATCCTTCGAATGCATGGCCGGATCGAATGCTGCGCAGCCTCCAAACTGCCAAGGCTGATAAAGAATCAGTGGGAAGGCATATGGATACCGCGCACAAAATTCAGCGATATGTTTTCCAGGGGCTCCACGATGGCGTCGGACATCGGGCAAATCCCGGTAGATGGCGGCGACTACCTGCGATACCTGCTTTTACTAGGAGCAATAAACGGATCGAAAGCCCCAATTAAGGAGCGCAGCAGGTTGCTGCTATACGTCGAAAGCATCTTCGGCATAGATGGCCATAGCTTCGGGGCCTTTTCTCAACGACCCTGAGCGCCGGCCCGCCCCCCCCCGTGCCAGCGCCGATCTAAACCCCGCCACCAGAGCGGGTTTTTTATTGCCTATGAAAAATAATATTGCCATCGGTATTGACCATTAATAATGCCAACGGTATTGTTTACCCATCGCAGCGACACACAGCCACTGCGAAGGGCCTCAAAGGGCCTGACCGCTCTTTAACAATCAGCGCAATACGAACAAAGACGGCACTGCCTCTACGGCGACCGGAGATCAGATAGCCCCGAAA